AGAAAAGACTAACGAGGTATTCAGTTTTAAAGTTGGGAAACACATTTTTGAAGGTAAGGTAACCAAAATTAAAAAGTTGTCCTAACCCCTTTTCTTATTTGACATAAAACCTTATATTTTGAGGTATATATCTTAATTTATGTCAAAAATCAAAATTTTAGTTGTACCATCCGACAGGTCGGGAGTTGGTAAATTTAGGTCAGTAGACCCTCACATTTTCTTGCAAAATCAATACCCAGAAGATTTTCACGTTGATATTGTGTATGAACCACCGTACGACGATTTTAACTTTTGGACACAATATCAAATTGTTGCTTACCATAGAAGTATTGGTCCTGATTTTGAAAAGGCTCACCGATTAATTCAAATGTTAAATTCATTAGGTATTATTACCGTTTGTGATATTGACGATTATTGGATGCCAGGTAAAGAACACCCAATTCATGATATTATTCGTGTTAATAAGATTAACGAAAAAATTATTGCAAATTTAAAAGTTTCAAAATACGTTACAACTACCACAACTTTGTTTGCCGACGAAATTAAAAAGGCTAATAAAAACGTAGTTGTATTCCCTAACGCAATAAATCCAAACGAACCACAATTTAAAGAACCAACTGAAGATTCTGATAGATTAAGAATTGGTTGGTTAGGTGGGTCTTCTCACTTGCACGATATTCAATTACTTGATAATGGATTCTCAAAAGTAACAAGTTACAAAGATAAAGTTCAATACGTATTATGCGGATTTGATACAAGAGGTACGGTAACTGAAATAAATGCTCAGACTGGTGAACATACTAAAAGAAACATATTACCACCTGAAACTGTGTGGGCTCAATATGAAAAAATATTCACACAAAACTTCTCAATAATCTCTGAAGATTATAAAAAACACTTGTTAAAATACAATCAAGAATCATACTCAAATGAAATGAATGAATCATATTTGAGAGTTTGGACAAAACCTGTTACATCCTACGCTAAGAATTATTCAAAATTTGATGTATCTTTGGCACCAATTAAAAATACAATGTTTAATAGAATGAAATCTCAACTTAAAGTTATTGAGGCAGGATTCTATAAAAAAGCATTAATTGCGTCTGAAATTGGTCCATATACAATAGATTTAAAACATTGTTTAGAAAATGGTAACTTTGTTGACGGAAACGCAATGTTGGTTAAAGAAGTTAGAAACCACAGTGATTGGGCCAAATACATTGAGAAACTAATAAAGAACCCAAATCTTGTTAAAGATATGGGAGAAAGATTATATGAGACAGTTAAAGACAAATACGATTTAAATGTCGTAACAAAAACAAGAGCAGAATTTTATAAATCAATTATATGATAAACACCCCACTTACCAAATTATTATTCCTCGATATTGAAACCGTTGGTATTCAACCTGAATGGGAAGCATTGGAAAACAATAGACCTGAATTAGCGTTTCAGTTTAGAAACTATTTTGATTGGTTTCAAAAAAGATTTCCTGAAGATGCCGATAAAGGTGTTGAACAAATGTTTGTGAACCGAGCGGCGTTAGTCCCTGAGTTTGCGAAGATTGCTTGTGTTAGTGTTGCCTTTGTAACAGAAAAAGGTGAAACTAAAATACAATCATTTAGTGATACCGATGAAAAAAAACTTCTTATCGAAGTTCAAAAACTATTAAGAAGAATTGGTGAGCTAGGATTTTTCTTATGTGGTCACAACGTAAAAGGATTTGACATCCCAATGTTGGCAAAGAGAATGATTATGAATGGATTACTTCCACCAAAGATATTACCAGGTCATGACACAAAACCTTGGGAAATTAAAGCTTTGGACACCAAAGAACTTTGGCAATACGGAGGGTACGGTTCTATAGCATCTTTAGAATTAATGTGTGTTTGTATGGGTGTTGAGTCATCAAAAAACATGGAAGTAACAGGAAATAAAGTACACGAGGCATATTGGGTTAAAAAAGACATCAAAGGTATTGTAGAATACTGTGAAAAAGATGTTTTAGTATTAATCGATGTCATAAAAAAAATTACAAATTTAGTATAATGCAACAAATACCAGAAGGGATTGACCCTGAGATTTGGTCTCAAATTCAAGAAACATTTGATAAAATTAAAGAAGATGCGGGTATTGAACCTGATGAAGAATATATGTCCGAGTTAGAAGAATTGTTGGGCATGTCTGTTGACGAAATGAATGAAGGTCACATGAAAATGATTAAAACAAGAACTGTAGGTGTTGAATTAGTTCATGACGATGCAAAGTTTCCAACCTACGCATACCCATCAGATTCAGGATTTGATTTATATTCTACAATAGAACATAACTTACCTCCATTTGGTAGAGCATTAATCCCAACAGGATTAAAGTTATCTATTCCTGACGAATATGAAATACAAGTAAGACCTAAAAGCGGTCTCGCATTAAACCAAGGAATTACAGTATTAAACACACCAGGTACCGTAGATTCAGGGTATGTTGGTGAGATTAAAGTTATTGTTTTTAATACCAATAATGAAACTGTAACAATATCAAAAGGAATGAAAATTGCTCAAGCGGTTCTTTGTCCTGTGGTTAATGGAAAATACGTGTCATTAGAACTTGTTGAAAAAGTTGAAGATAAAGAAAGGGGTGATAACGGATTTGGAAGTACAGGAATTAAATAATTAATATGATTACAGTAGGATATTCGACAAGGGAAAGTAAACCAGAATTTATTGATTACTTAAAAAAAAGTTCTGGGTTTAAAAAGATTGACGTTATTGAAAAAGTTAATGACGGTAATAAATCTTTATCTCAAGTTTATAATGAAATATTGTCGGAAGCTAAAACTGACATTGTTGTTCTTTGTCATGACGACATTTACTTTGATACAAATTCATGGTACAGTAAGTTAATCAAACATTTTGAAGCCAGTGATTTTGGAATTATAGGAATGGCTGGAACCACATTAATGCCATCAACAGGAATGTGGTGGCAAGACAGAAAAAAAATGGTTGGTATAGTAAACCACGAAAGTGGTGGAAAAAAATGGGAATCAAAATATGCACCATCTGTCGGAAATTCAATAATAGAAACCGTTATAGTTGACGGTTTGTTTATTGCAATACACAAACAAAGAATCAAAAAACAATTCAATGAAGAATTTAAAGGATTCCATTTTTATGATATTCCATTTTGTTTTGAAAATCATTTAGAGGGGGTTAAGGTTGGTGTTATAACTAATATCAGAATTACTCACAAATCTATTGGACAAACAAATCAACAATGGGAAGAAAATAGAAAACTTTTTGAAGAAAAATACAAATCAAATCTCCCTATAAAACTACCTTTCGACCCGAAGAAAAGAATCAAAGTTTTATTAAGTTGTTTGTTCTTCAGGACTTTTACTGGTTCAGAGCTTTACGTTTATGAACTTGCCAAAAATTTAATGAAACAAAACTGTGACGTTACTGTCCTATCTCAAATAGGAGGCCCGTTAACAGATATGGCAAAAAGACAAGGTATTAAATGTCTACCATTTGAGCAATCTCCAGGATTTAAACTTGGCGATGGTAAGTGGGGAATGAACACCGACAAAGGGTTTCAACCATCACAACCAAACGTAATGTATCGTGTATCCGAAGTTGATTTTGATGTTATACATATGCAACACAAACCAATTGCGGAAAGAATGATTCAATTTTACCCTGAAATAGATAAAGTGTATTCTATACATTCTGAAGTAATCGAATTAGAAGACCCGATTAAACACGACTCAATTAAAAAATACATCGCAATCAGACCAGAAATTAAAGAACATATTATTAATAAGTTTGAAATTCCTAAAGAAATGATTGAAGTTATCTATAATCCAATAGATAATGAAAAATTTAAATCCAAGCAAGTTAAAGAAGAAAACTATGTGTTATTTGTTGGAACCATAGATTACTTAAGAAAAGAAACAATTATGGATTTAATTGACTATACAAGTGAAAATAACAAAGAATTATGGTTAGTTGGTGAAGATAAATCAAATTATCTTCCCGCAATTCTAACTAACTCTCACGTTAAACATTTTCCACCAACATGGAATGTTGAACCTTACGTACAAAAATGTTCTGAAACCGCAGGGATACAATTAGGAAGAACAACCATTGAAGGATGGATGTGCGGTAAACCAAGTTGGATTTATAAAGTTGATTCTGGTGGGTTTATTTTATCTAAAGAAAAATTCAACCCTCCGTCCGACATTGAAAAATATTACGCATCAAATGTTGCGTCACAAATAAAAGAAGAATATAAAAAAGTTTTATAATGAACCGAATTATTGATTATGAAAATTTATCAAATCAAATACAAACTTGGGTACAAAACTACGTTGAAGAAAACAATATAAAAACATTAGTAGTTGGTGTTTCAGGTGGAATTGATTCTGCAGTAGTGTCAACATTATGTGCTAAAACAGGAATACCAACCATAGTTGTTGGAATGCCGTTAAACTCAACCCCAAAAAATACCGAGCTTTCAGAAAAACATATTTCTGAATTATCATCGAAGTATAAACAAAATGTTATTGGTCTACACGTTGACCTATCAAAAACATTTGAAGAATTTAAATCTCACCCTGTTTTCCGTAAAGATTATAATTCTGAATTAGGATTTGCTAACACCAAATCAAGATTAAGAATGATTACTTTATATCAAATTGCATCATCTAAAGGAGGTATCGTTGTTGGTACTGGAAATAAAGTTGAGGATTTTGGTGTTGGTTTTTATACAAAATATGGCGACGGTGGTGTAGACATTTCTCCAATTGCCGACCTATACAAAACAGAGGTTAGAAACTTAGGTCGTTATTTAGGGGTTTGTGAAGAAATAGTCAACGCCGAACCAACGGATGGGTTATGGGATGACAACCGAGTTGATGAAACCCAAATTGGAGCGACATATGAAGAACTTGAATGGGCTATGGAGTATGGTGTGGATAAGTTATCATACAGTGAAAAAGAATACAATATTGTAGAAATTTATTTAAACTTTAATAAAAAGAATAAACACAAAATGGTATCCATACCAGTTTTTGATTTAAAAGAGAACGAAATTATATGAAAATAGGAGTTATTGGTGCGGGAAGGCTAGGATTAACTTTTGCACTTCTTTGTGAAAAGGCGGGTTATTCTGTAATAGTATCTGATAAAAGAGAGGATTACGTATACAATTTAAACAAAGGTATTTGTGACACTAACGAACCTTTAATACAAAAAATGTTATTTGAAGTTTATGAGTTTAGTGCAACAACAAATAATATTGAAATTATTGAGAATTGTGATGTTATATTCACATTTGTTGCAACTCCATCAACAACTGACGGAAGTTATGATACATCCGCAGTGTTTGAAGTTGCCAATGATTTTTACGAAGCATCTAAATTAGAGATACCAATATTCAATAAAAAATTTATAGTTGGATGCACAACCAATCCTGGAGATGTTGAGCAAATTCAGAAAAAACTTTCTATGTTCAGTATACAGGTTGCGTATAACCCAGAGTTTATCGCTCAAGGGGAAATAGTAAAAGGTCTTGAAGAATCGGACATAGTTTTGATAGGTACTGAATATCAAGAACTTGCTAACGAATTAATTCAAATTTATGGTAAAGTACAGACTACACCCGTCAATGCTCATGTAATGTCTTGTAAAGCCGCGGAAATTACTAAAATAGGTATTAACTGTTTTTTAACAACTAAAATTAGTTATGCAAATATGATGGGTGACATTCTAACAAAATCAAATTTAGAGTATGAAATTGACTCAGTATTAAACGCAATTGGTGGTGACACAAGAGTTGGTAAAAAATACATGAAATATGGTTTTGGGTTTGGTGGACCTTGTCTGCCAAGAGATAATAGGGCGTTAGGACACTACGCTAAAGAACTTGGAATGGAGTTAAACTTACCTTTAACTGTAGATGAATTTAATAAAGAACACTCTTTGTTTTTGAAAAACATTTTCATTAAACAAAACCCAGATAAGACTATCCCATTTGTTATGAATTACGTAACCTATAAAAGGGGCACCGATATTTTAGAAGAGTCTCAACAATTTAAATTATGTTTAGACCTATTAGAAGAAGGGTATTATTTGAATGTTATTGAAATTGACCCAGTGGTTAAACAACTATCCGACCTAAGTGAAAAATACAATGGTAAACTTAAGTTCTATAAACCAGGCACAACCCCTGAAGGGTTTGTTATTAATTTACAATGATAAAATTTGTTGTTTGCGTTTGGAACGCAGAAAAGTATATTAAAAATTGCATTAGAACTTTAAAGTCTCAACAAGACACAAATTTTAAAGTTTATATTATTGATGACGTATCTACTGACACTTCGGTAGATGTAATTAAATCTTTAATTCAAGAGGACGAAAGATTTAATTTAATCATTAATGAAGAAAAAAAATTCAAACTAAAAAACCTTGATGAGTTAATCACCACTTTTGATGATGAAGATATTGTTATTGAATTAGATGGGGATGATTTTTTATTGAATTCAAATGTTGTTGGGGATATTCGTAAAGTATATTCCGACAAAAAGGTTTGGTTAACCAACGGGTCTTTTATGTATACAAACGGTGACTCAGGTTTTTCACAAAAATGCAACCCAAACACAGTACGTAAAGACGCATTTAGATTTTCTCACCTAAGAACTTGGAAATCGTTTCTTTGGAAATCAATCCCAAAGAATTATTTAAAAGACGATAATGGAGAATACTTCAAATCCGCCGCGGATGTTGCATACACCTTTTCGCTTTTAGAATTAGCAGGTGAAGAAAATTATAGATTCTTACCCGAATTGTATTATGTTTATAATGCAGAATCACCATACAATGACCACAAACCAGGTAGTGCTACTGGAGGAGGTCATCAAGAACAGGAAAGATGTGCGAACATAATCAGAAATAAAACAAAATTAAACAAGTTAATTAGATGAGTAACTTAATATCATGTAATTTAATGGGAGGATTGGGTAATCAGATTTTTCAAGCCGCTCACGCAATTGCACAAGGAATTACACATAACAGAGAAGTGGTATTTGTACCAAGGTCTTGGACTCCAATGCAAGGTAGACAAACTGAAAACTACCTAAAAAACATTTTCAGAAATATGAAATTTGTTGATAATATAGATGGATTTGAAAAAGTTAGCGAAGGTCCTTGGGAATACATTGATGTGTTTGTTAAAGAAGGGAATACCGTTTTTGACGGATACTTTCAAAGTTCAAAAAACTTCTTAGGTCATGATGATAGAATCAGAAACATATTCTCACCTACAGAAGAATTCATAAGTGAAATGATGGAAAAACACCCTGAATTAAAACAAGAAAATACACTGTCTGTTCACATTAGAAGAGGTGATTGTTTTATGAATCCTGATATCCACCCAATCGCAACTGAAAAATATATTGAGAGAGCCGTTAAAGAAATCGGAGAATATTCTCACGTTTTTGTTTTCAGTGATGACAAAGAATGGGTAAAACAAAACCTTAAGTTTGAAAACGTAACTTACGTTGAGGATGAAGATTATAAAGAAATGTGGTTGATGTCGTTGTGTAAAAACAACATTATTGTTAACTCCACATTTTCATGGTGGGGAAGTTTCTTAAATAAAACCCCTAATAAAAAAATAGTAGCACCTTCAATATGGTTTGGACCAAGGGGACCAAGAAATTATAAAGATATTTATGAACCATACTGGACTGTTTTAGAAGTTAAATACGAAGACGGATGGTTAAATTAAACATGTTATCAAGGAACTTTGCTCACGACAAAGGTTCTACAGCAAACAAAGCACCTCAATTGATTGAATGGTGTTTTAATAGTTACGACAACCCAATTTCAGTATATTTGGATAACGACCTATTCAAGGGAATCGAAGACCATAAAGTTGACAATGGTGCAAAGAAAAAATTCCTTTGGGTTATTGAATCAAGAAAGTTTGACGGTGGAGCAATTGATAACATCAAATCAAATTTAGATGATGTACTTAACACATTTGAACAGATTTGGACTCACAATGACGAATTACTTTCATTACATCCGAAGTTCAAATGGACACCAGCTTACGGTAGTTATATCAAAGATTTTGGTATTCACCCAAAAACAAAGATGGCGTCTATGATTACATCTAATAAAAGATGGACTCGTCAACACGAAATCAGACACGATTTTGCAATGAACAACATTGATAAGATTGATGTATTCGGTAGAGGTATTAAAGAAATACCAAACAAAGAGGTTGGGTTGAAAGATTATATGTTTTCATTCGCGGTTGAGAACGATACATATGATACCTACTTTACTGAAAAAATATTGGATTGCTTTGCAACAGGAACTATACCAGTTTATATGGGAACGAAGAAAGTTGTAGAATATTTTAACCCTGATGGGATAATATTTTTTGACGGTACGTTTGACCTTTCTAAACTAACGGAAGAGTTGTATCAGTCAAAAATGGACGCAATCAAAGACAACTACGATAGAGTTCAAAAGTATAGTGTGTTGGATGATTGGATTTTTGAAAACTATTTAAAAGAATATGTCTAAAATTTGTTTGATAAGGCAACCCGCTGGAATTGGTGATATTTTTTTCACACAAAAAATAGCTAAGGATTATATCTCAAAAGGATATCTTGTGATATGGCCAGTAATCCCTCAGTTTGAGTTCATTAAAGATTATATCAAAATTGATAATTTAATCTTCGTGAATGAAAATGCAGATTTTCCACACAGAAATATCTACATGGAAGGTTATTCTAAACCTATGATGATTAACGTAAATGATGTTTATTTACCTATTCAACATTTCGATAGACATTATAACGGTCCTGTAATGCACGCTAAGTATAAATTACTTGATATTGATTTTAGTGACTGGGTTGAACATTTCACGTTTGAAAGAAATTTGGAGAGAGAACAAAAGTTAATTGACCATTTTGGTGTTAACGATAAAGAATTTGTTTTTGTTAATAGAATGTTTGGGTCTCCGCCAGATTCTAAACCTTGTCCACACATGGGTGAATATGAAAACTCTGTAGAGATGTCGTATCTTGGGTGGGACAACCTATTTGATTGGATAGGATTGTTATTAAAAGCCAAACATATCTATACGGTTGAAACTTCGATATTGTACATCATAAATAAACTAGGATTGAAAAACGTAACCGTTTATTCAAGGCACAATCCTCCGAGTTTTCATCAGGTGGAACATATGTTTGATAAAGATTTAACTTATATAAAATGATTTACGTACCAGTTAGTGTTGGAGAATTAATTGACAAATTATCAATCCTACACGTAAAAAAAACAAAAATAACTAACGAAGAAAAGTTAGTTTTAGTAAATAAAGAATTTGAACTATTGTATAATTTATCCTCAATTTATTTAGATAGTCCAGACATTGAAGCATTGTATCACCAGTTATGTGATATTAATGAAAAATTGTGGGATGTTGAAGATAGATTAAGAGTCATTGAAACTGAAAAAAGATTTGAAGGTGAATTTATAGACCAAGCAAGAAAAGTATATTTCACAAACGATGAAAGATTCAGATTAAAGAATGAAATTAACGCAATCACCGATTCTGAAATTAGAGAGGTGAAAGAATATGTAAAATACCAATAATATGATACACAACATTAAAGAAGCATTAAAAAATTATTTTGAAGACGAAAGTTTGATTAACCCTGAAGGAACCCCTGGTTCTGAAACAGGTTACCCAGAAAGAAACGTCAGTTGGATGAAAGAAAATTTAATTCCAAAAATTAAAAACTTAATAGATAAAAATGTTAATAAGAATTGTTTAGACGTTGGATGTGCTCAAGGATATTTCACCAGAGTTTTAAGTGAAACTTTTGATAAGACTTATGGAATCGATTTATCTAATAATAGAATTAATTATGCTAAACAATATGAGACTGAAAATTTAAAATTTATTCAATCGGACTTAACTGAAAGTTTTGAAAATAAGTTTCCAATTAAATTTGATTTCATGTTTACGAACGCAGTCCTTCCTCACATACCTTTAGAATTTAAGTCAGATGTTTTTAAAAATTTAGCGGAAGTGGCAAATCCAGGATGTATTTTTGTGATGTATGATGGAATGTTAAATGACGATAATAAACATAAACATGACGGGAACGAACAAGCTAATTTTGAAAATTGGAACGGTAGAGAAATAATTAGAGTTGTTTTTATAAGTGAAAAATGGATACGTGAAAATGCGACGGATTGGGAAATCGTACAAATTACTAACGTTGGTCACGCAACTGAAGAAATAATATTAAAAAGAAAATAACATGAGCCTATTCGGAGCGTTTTGGGATAAAGACCCCAATCCAGTTGGAACTGAAAATTTTGGAAACAATAAAGGTTTGTTTCATAATTTAGATTGGACACCTAAAGGTGTTTTACATATTGGTGCTTGGGATGCTTGGGAAGCAAAACAATACTCTCATTATTGTGGTGATAATTCTATTTTCTTGGAGGCGAACCCAAATTCGTACCAAAGGTTTAAAAATGAGATTGAACAGTTTGGTCAAAAGATATACAACTTAGCTGCATGGAATGAAGACGATTTGGAAATGAATCTTTATTGTCCGTCATCAAATCCTGATTCAAGTTCACTAATAGAACAAAGTGGTAATATTGTTAAAACAAAAACAATAACAATTAAAACCTTGTTTGAAAGAGAAAGGTTTGATTTCAAAAACTACGATTTATTAAACATAGATACTGAAGGTGCTGAATTACAGGTATTAGAGGGTATTGGAGATGAGATTAAAAATTTTACCTACATTATTATTGAAGTATCCGATTTAGGGTCTGACTTTGATAGAAAGGTAAACGAATACATAGTTTCAAAAGGATTTGAGTTTATTAAAGACAGTACTCACCATAGAAGTTCGGTGACAGGTAAAATGTTTTGTGATAAATTATATAAGAAAATTTAATGAAGAGTTCTGTTGTACTATCATCAAGAAACGATAACTATGGTGGAAATTTACATAAAAGAACCACCATGGCATTAACCTCCCTGATTGAAAATCATGATGAGGTTATTTTTGTTGATTGGAAGACCGTTAATGGTGAAGGTGTTATTTCAAACATAAAACATAATATACCCCACACAGGTAAATTAAAACACATACAAGTTCCAAAAGAACTATTAAAAGAAAAGTACCCCGAACTTAATCAATATAACATGATTGAATCAATCAGTCGTAATGTAGGGGTTAGACGAGCTCAGAATGACTTTATTGTATCTACTAACATAGACATAGTGACAACTCCACTGGATTTTAATACTCTTGACACAGGTTCGTTTTATACAGTACAAAGAAGGGACGTGGATGAAAAACTTCATTTATCATTCAACGATTATCAATCACTATATAATCACCTTAATAGTCGTAGAGATTCATTTAGGGCTAAAGAACTATTTGAAAGTGAAAACGACCGTTGGTCTTTAATTAATTGTTGTGGAGATTATCAGATTGGACATAGAGATATTTGGTTTAAAATGAAAGGGTTTGAAGAATCAGTTTTATTTGGATGTGGTATTGACACAAACGTAATGAAGAAATCGTCATTCTATTCAGACATTAAAATTTTAGACCATTACATTTTTCATTTAAATCACGGTAAAGGTGGCGATAGAGATGAGGACGAATCAGTTCCTCCAATGTCTGACCAAAACGAAATTATTCGAGATTTCACACAAACCTCTAATTCAGAAAATTGGGGTATGTATAACGAAGATTTACCAATAGAAATTATATGAGCGAACCAAAATCAATAATAATTGTCGGTGGCTCGGCAGGTGCAAAAATTGCAACAAACATTTTTAAAATAACTCACCCGAGACACGTACTATATTATGTCGAATGTTATGCCGACGAAATTATAACCAACCGTTTATATTCAACGGTTGAAAAATCCTTAGAACATCTTAAGTCCCCTAACATAGAATATTTTATTGCAACGGGAGACAATTTGTTAAGAAAAAAACATTACGAGTTAATCAAAGAACATACAAAGAAAGAACCAATAAATTGTATTCACCCAACTGCTGTTGTCGAATCCAAAAGGTTTGGACATGGTAATTTGGTTTGTCCCAACGCGGTTGTTCACATCGACTCTCATATTGGAGATTGTACAATTATTAATACGGGTTCTGTTGTAGAACACGATTGTCATGTTGGGGATTATTCACAAATATCTCCAAATACAACTCTATGTGGTTATGTTCATATTGGTGAGAATTGTTTTATTAGTGCGGGAAGTACTATAATTCCTAAAGTTACAGTTGGTGATAACTCTATTGTTGCCGCGGGTTCAGTTGTAATAACTGATGTCCCACCAAATGTTATGGTTGCAGGTATACCATCAAAAGTTAAAAAAGTTTATAAATTATGAGAAAATTAAGTATTCCAATTTTTAGATTGAAATTTGATTTCAAATCCAAAGTTAAATTCCTAAGAGGTTCTTGGGATATATTGTCTTCTGACAGACCATTAGGTGAATCCAAATACGTTAAAGAGTTTGAAGATAAATTTGCCAAGATGAGTGATGCAAAATATGCGTTAGCCTGTTCAAATGGTACCACCGCTATTGAGTTAGCGTTAAAGTCTCTTGGAGTATATGGTAAAAAAGTTTTGATGCCGTCAAATACATTTTTCGCAACTAGTGTTGCAGTTACAAATGCTGGAGGTATTGTTGAATTATTAGATATGGAATCGCAATCATTTTCAATTTGTCTGAAAGATTTGGAATCTAAAATAACTTCGGAAACAGGTGCGGTTATTATTGTTCACATTGGTGGTATCATATCACACGATATTAATAAGATTGTTCAGTTATGTAAAAAACATAATGTTCCATTAGTTGAAGACGCGGCCCACGCCCACTTTTCTTTAAAAGGTACTCAACGAGCAGGAGTTATTGGTGATGTAGGTACCTTCTCATTCTTCCCAACAAAAGTTATGACAACAGGTGAAGGTGGTATGATTACTACAAATAACAAAGAACTTTATGAAAAAATGAAATCATTAAAGAACTTTGGTAGACATCTTGAGGATGCGGGTGTTATTGTCGCACCAAATGGAAACAACTTTAAGATTAACGAATTTACTGGATTATTAGGTAGTATAGAATGTGATAGAGTTCATGACAGAATTGAACAAAGAAGTTATCTTTTAGAGAGATACCGAAAAAATTTAGAAAAGACCAAATACACAGTTATCAAACAAAAAGGTAAGGGTATTTGTGCGAACTATAAGGCAATTGTTATTACCCCTATGGACGGTGCTTGGTTAAAAAAATATTGTAAAGAAAGAGGTATTTCATTAACGGGAGAGGTATATAGAATCCCCGTTCATCAACAACCTTTATATAAAGAGCAATTTTCCTCTGTAAATTTACCAAATACTGATTATTATTGTAAACATCACGTATGCCCTCCTCTATACCCTGAGTTATCAATAAAAGAGGTCGATTACATTTGTGATGTTTTAAAACAAGCTTTAATCGATTATGAAGAACAGAGTAGCAAAACTAACTCAGATAAGAAAGATTGAGATTTTTGAGGAAGAAATTCCAAAATTAAAGGAAGGTCAAATACTTGTCGCAATGAAATCTGTTGGAATCTGTGGTTCCGACATGCATTACTTTAAAGAAGGAGGATTAGGCTCCTTTAAAAATCCTCTCCCAATGTATATGGGACATGAACCTGCGGGGGTCATAGTTGACGCCAACGGGTCTAAAAAATTCAAAGATGGTGATAGAGTCGCAGTTGAACCTGGGATGCCTTGTATCACATCTTATTGGTCTTTAAGAGGTAAACATAACTTATGTGATAAGGGAACTTTCATGGGAGCAAATTCTCAAGGAGCGTTTGCCGATTATGTTGTGGTTGAAGAACTACAATTGGCAAAGATACCCGATTCAATGTCATTCAACTTGGCAAGTTTACTTGAACCTCTTGGAGTTTGTCTTCACACCGCAAATTTAATTGAACCTAAATTTACTGAATCTGCAACCATCTTTGGTGCGGGTCCAATTGGTTTATGTATGTTTTCAATTTTAAAGAAGGCAGGAGTTAAAGATATTTTCATGATTGACAAACTACCTTACCGAACCAAATTCGCAAAAGATTTCGGAGCAACCGAATCATTTTTACTTGCCGATGACTACGCAAGAAAAATCAAAGAACTTACTGGTGGAATGGGAACAACCATGGCTATCGACACAGGAGGTACAACAGAATCTATTGATGGTTGTATTAATGTGGCAGCGGTTAATGGTAAAGTTGCATTAATCGGGATACCTGAAGCGGATTTTGTAACCTACAACCCACACAGAATGAGAACCAAAGAATTAACAATCAAAAACGTAAGAAGGTCGAATCAAACTTTGGATGACTGTGTTAAGAACTACACAGGAGACAAAGAGATTGAGGGTATTATTTCCCATGAATTTGAATTTAACGATATTCAAAAAGCATTTGATACTGTTGCGGATTATAAAGACCAAATCCTAAAATGTATTATAAAAAATAACTAATATGAAATTAAATTTAGATTATACAGGTGACAGTAGATGGGAACAAATGTCCGACATACATAAGACATCATTACCAATACCTAACTTATTTGTTAGTTTACTTTACCAGTACCAAGACAAAATCCCAAACTTAAACGAAATAAATTTTGCAATTGAAACAGGAACTCATGACGCAAGAACTTCAATATTCTTGGCTGAACATTTTGATGTTACATTCACAGTAGAATTATTTCCTGACCGTAATCCTTACGATGGAAAAAGTTATAGAGAATCATATCAAAAACTTTCTGAACAATACGGTAACCTTACTTTCTTGGAAGGTAATTCAGGAGATGTATTAAAATCTGTATTAGAAGAATTACCTGATGAAAGATTCTTTATTCTATTAGATGCTCACAGTATGTTAGAAGGTCCATTAAGAGAAGAATTAGGCGCGATTAAAGAGGCAAGCAATCGTAACGACCACGTTATGTTAATTGACGACTGTAAAGATTTAGGACAAGGAAACTTCCCAACCTTACAGGAATTTAAAGATGCTCTTCATAGTATCAATCCAAATTATACAATCATAAACACAGAACAAGGAAACCACATTTATTTGGTTTATTAATATGAAAAAATATATAATTACAACTACGATTAACGAACCAACCGAAGCAACCATAAAATTTTGTGAGATTGCAGATAAAAAAGATTTTACATTTGTAATTGTTGGAGATACAAAAACTCCTCACCAATCATACGTTGATTTAACTGAAAAATATAACAACGTAATTTACCTTAATCCTGAAGCTCAAGACAGATTATATCCTGAGTTATCTGAGGTTATTGGATGGAAAACAATACAAAGAAGAAATATTGGATTAGTTTACGCATATCAAAGTGGTGCAGAAATTATTGCAACAGTTGATGATGACAACATACCTTATGATTTCTGGGGTGACAATATATTACTGGGTCAAGAAATTGAAGTAGATGAATACGAAAATTTGTCGTGTCCTTATTTTGACGCGATTTCAACAACAGAACATAACGACTTGTGGCATAGAGGATTTCCAATCGAATACCTTCAAGTAAAAAATAACATTGAATACAAAGGTAAAACAAAAATTAGACCGATGATTCAAGCAGAATTCTGGGATGGTGACCCAGACATCGACGCAATTTGTCGATTAAGTAAAAAACCAATCGTAAAATTTAACTCATTTGAACCTTTCACAACAAAACAACTTACACCGTTTAACTCACAAAATACATTTATTCACAGAGATGTTCTTAAACATTACTCTGTCTTTCCTTATACAGGTAGAATGGATGACATTTGGGGGTCCTATGTCTTACAACATCATTTTCCGAACTCTGTTATATTTGCAAAAGCATCGGTATATCAAGCAAGAAACCCTCAAGACTTGGTTAGAAACTTGGAGAATGAGGTAATTGGATATAGAGGAACACTAAACTTATTAGAGAACTTATCAGACTATAGAAATATCCTACCTGAAAAGACGGTTGAATATTTTGACATCTACCAAAAATATTTCAATTAATGAAAACAGTTGCGGTTTGTATTTCAGGGCAATTCAGAAGTTTTGACAAATGCCTTCCTTCAATTTTTAAGAATTTGATTTTAACTAACTCAAACTATAAGTTAAAATTTTTCACATCCTTTGCAAAAGAAGAAGACAAACCCATTAATATACCCGCAGATTTTTTTAAAATATCATCAGTAATTAAAATCGAGGAGGACTCAGTTCTCCCCGATTTAAGTTACCAAAAATCAAAATACAAATACCAAGATTATCAACTTGATAGTGAAAACGACCCAAAGTTAATTTACTATCAATTAAAACAATTCCAATCTGTATTCAATATGGTTAAGGAATATGAGAAAGATAATAACATGACATTTGATTATGTTATGAGATTAAGACCTGACTTGGAGTTTAAAAGTATTTTTAATTGGAAATCCTTGGGAGAATTTATAATAACTCCGTCAGAGGACCACTTTGGAGGATGTAACGATAGGTTTGCAATTGGACCTCGAAATCTAATGGAGGTATATATGAACCGATTAGATTATTGGATGTCTGAAAATGATGACATTAATTTTACAACTCAAAATGAAGTTAACTTAAAACATCATTTAGATAATCACAATATATCGGTTAATAAAATACCAATTGATTTACAATACATTAGGTATAATGATTTCACTAAACCTAAATTGAAGATTACATCTATAACAAACGATGAGGCACATTTCATCAATATAACTAAAGAGGAATTACCTTTAAAACTTAAAATATGTTGTGGTAAAGAAGTGATTTATTCTAAGTCACTTAACGTACCACCAAACTTAGGATGGTTCGTTGGAAGTCCAAATAAATGTACAAATAAGAAAGTTATTTTTCAAGGAAATGACCTATACTTAGAATATAAAATGAATTAAAATTAAACAATGAAAAAAATAGTAGTATTAGGCGGAGGAGGGTTCATAGGTGGACACCTTGCCAAAAGATTAAAAGAAGAAGGAAATCACGTAAGAGTATGTGATATTAAAAAACACGAATACTTCTTTCAAGACGAGTTCTGTCATGAATTTATTTTAGGAGATTTAACAGACCCTAAAGTTGTAGAACTTGTAATTGAAGAAGGTGTTGATGAAGTATATCAACTTGCTGCCGATATGGGTGGAGCATTGTATATCTTTACAGGTGAACACGATGCAGATGTTATGTATAATTCAGCAACAATTAATCTTAACGTAGTAAGAGAATGTGTTAAGAAAAAAGTGGGTAAAGTATTCTATTCATCATCAGCATGTATGTACCCTGAACACAATCAGTTAGACCCTGAAAATCCAAATTGTGAGGAATCATCGGCTTACCCTGCTAACCCTGATTCTGAATATGGATGGGAGAAACTATTTTCAGAAAGATTATACTTGGCTTTTAATAGAAACTACGGTTTAGATGTTAGAGTTGCAAGATTCCACAATATCTTTGGACCTCAAGGTACATGGACAGGTGGTAGAGAAAAATCACCAGCGGCAATGTGTAGAAAAGCTGCTGAAGCTAAAGACGGAGACGTTATTGAGGTTTGGGGTAGCGGAATGCAAACTCGTTCTTTCTTATACGTTGATGAATGTGTTGAAGCGGTATTGAGATTAATGGAGAGTGATTTTGTTGGTCCTGTTAATATTGGTAGTGAAGAAATGGTTACAATTAATCAATTAGCAGGAATGGCAATTGCAATTTCAGATAAAGATATAGAAATCAAAAATATTGAAGGACAACAATTTATTGATAAGTATGGTTTCAAATGTCCATTAGGTGTTCAAGGAAGAAATTCAGATAACAAACTTTATAGAGAAAAAGTTGGTTGGGAAGTTAGTCAACCACTTTCTATAGGACTTAAAAAAACATATCAATGGATTAAATCACAAGTTGATAAAAAAGAATTAGAAACTAAATGGATTTATGAAAGTCCAGATGGAGAAACGATTTACAAAAGAGAGATTGGAAATGTTGAAAGACATAAAATTAAATAATTAAAAATGGGTAAAGTATTAAAACCTAAACCTACCTCAACTTTGTCAAGTGACGAAGTTCCAGTTAGAAATAAGAAACAGCAAATCTGTTCAATAATTAAACGAAAAACAAAAGAAAAATTTTTATCAGAAAGTCAAAAAGAATATTATAGTAAATTATCTTCAAATCAAATTACAATATGTTCAGGTCCAGCAGGTGTTGGTAAAAGTTATATCGCAATGAAATGTGCGGTAGATTTATTAGCCGACCCAAACACACCATATGAAAAAATAATCATAGTAAGACCAGCGGTTGAAGCTGAAGAAAAATTAGGTAGTTTACCTGGTGGTGTTGAAGAAAAATTAGACCCATATATTTTCCCATCATATTATTTGTTAAATAAAATAATTGGAAAAGAATCTAGAGAAAAATTAAAAGAGATTGAGGCAATCGAAGTTTTTGCCTTGGCTTACATGAGAGGGATGAATATTGATAATTCAATATTAATATTTGAGGAAGCTCAAAATTCAACCCCGAGTCAAATGAAACTTTTATTAACAAGAATTGGATTTAATTCTAAATTTTTTATCTCGGGTGATTTGGAACAATTTGATAGACACAAAGATAAAACTCACACAGGATTGTGGGACGCACTACAAAAATTTCAAAATATGAATGATGTTGGCGTATTTGAATTTAAATCTACAGACATTGTTAGAAATCCATTAATTTCAAAAATATTAGAAAGATACGAAGAATGAAAATAGGTATTGAATTAAATGGAGTACTTAGAGACACTTTAAAAAAAATCCAACAAGAGTACGAAAAATGGTACATTGAAAATCCTTTCAAAGAAGAAGAGGAAGATGATTTCAAATATGAGGTCATTTCTGAATTAACTTCATTAGATATTTCCAAACATTTAAAATTTAGAGATAGTAATGAGTTATACGATTTTTTGTATAAAGAACACACAATGGAAATATTTGGTCACGCGGGTTCGGTTGAACCATCTGGTCTTTTAGATTTTAATGATTTTTATTTGGACATGAGAGAAGAACACGACATTCTTATTGTTTCAGATGAAATAGGTAAATCAAAACCAGCTTCGTTATTTTTTATTTCTAAGTTTGGATGCTTGGTTGAGTCTGTAAAATTTTATAGTGAAAGCACAATTAATTCTTTATGGGATTCAGTAGACGTTTTACTTACTGCTAATCCTAACCTATTATTAAACCATCCCAAAGATAAAGTGGTTATTAAGTTTAACACAGTTTATAATAAGGATATTGAATTTGAACACAAAATTTCAAGTTTAAAAGAACTTAAATTAAAAATACAAGAAATACTATGATACCAGTGTTAGGCGAAAATTATTTTATCGATTTAGATAAAATTGAAGGTTACTTAGATATGGGTCAGGATGATAACACATCTGATTCATTGACAGGGGTTACAGAAACAAGAATTAATATTATTAAATTTGAAATGGTTAAAATGTTATTAGAAACCGTTTTAACTGAACAGGAAATTATGGACGAAAAACTTGGAATGAAGTCAAACTCAAACACCAGTATTCCTTTCAGAATAGCATTTAATAGCTTACTAAATAAAAAACTAATCAATCATTATTAATATGGAAAACCAATTGCAAGACAAAGTAAAACAATCCATTAAGGTATTGAGAGACAAACAAGCCAGAATCTATTTTTTAGTGCAAGACACTAAAGGTAATGCTAAGGCTTCTGTTAGACTTATATACCAAATGGCAAAAACATTAAAAGATAACGGATTCAACCCAATTATACTACACGAAAAGGCAGACTACGCTGGTGTGATTGCGTGGTTGGATGAAGAATATATGTCATTACCACACAAAGCCATCGAAGGTCAAAATTTAGAAATCTCACCTGAAGACTTTTTAGTTATTCCTGAAGTTTTTGGATTTGTTATGGACCAAGTTAAACAATTACCATGTGCAAAAATAGTGTTAACACAACAATATGCACACATGTTAGAAACACTTCAACCAGGACAAACTTGGAATCAATTTGGATTTTTAAAATGCATTACAACATCAAACAAACAAAAAGAATATATTGAGAGAGTAATGAGACAAATATCATTTGATATTGTGGAACCTTTAATAGGTGAAGAATTTACCCCAAAGTCAACTCCATCAATGCCAATTATTGGTATTCATACTAAAGAACAAAGCGATGCCATTAACATTATTAAAACATTTTATTTAAAGTTCCCACAATACAGATGGTTTACCTTTAGAGATTTAAGAGGTCTATCTGAAAAAGAATTTGCAAATTCACTTAGAGATTGTTTTTTAAGTGTTTGGATTGATGACCACAGTGGTTTTGGTACATTCCCATTAGAGTCTATGAAATCTAATGTTCCTGTAATTGGTAAAGTACCAAATTTATCACCTGATTGGATGACGGAAGACAATGGTATTTGGATTACAGACCAAACATTATTCCCTGACCTTATTGCCGATTATGTACAGAATTGGTTAGAAGATAACATTGACCCTAAAATATTTGGGGAAATGAAGACCACAGTTGAAAGATATTCAGATAAACCAAAATTCGAATCTTCAATAGTTTCACTATTTGAGGGGTACTTGAACACAAGAGCAGACTCATTCGAAAATCAAATTTCTAAAACAGAAGAATAATATGAACAATACATTATCATTATCAGTTATATTACCAATAAAATCAGCAAAGGCAAAAGATTTTACTGAGTACTTTGAAAAAGCAATCACATCTTTAAAGAACCAACAAATTGTATTTGAAGAATTAGTTATTGTTCACACTCAAGAACAATCGTTAGTTGAAATTTTAGACACTTACGATTTTGGAGAATTAAACGTCACAAAACTTCTATGGGACAAAGAATCTAATTATGCGGACCAAGTTAATCACGGTATTAAAAACGCTAAAGGAACTTGGGTTTCTCTTTTTGAATTTGATGACGAATATTCTTCTATTTGGTTTAAGAATGTAAAAAACTATATTGACTCATATCCAGAAGTTCAAATGTTTTTACCCGTGGTTGTTGAAACGGATGAAAAAGGATTGTTTGCTGGTTTTACAAATGAAGCAACATTCGCAGCAAATTTCTCACAGGAAATGGGAATTTTAACAAACGACACATTACAAGAATATCAAAATTTTCAAACCGCAGGTTCAGTATTTAAAAAATCGATTATAGAAGATTTTGGAGGATTTAAACCTTCCATCAAGTTAACTTTCATCTACGAGTTCTTATTAAGATTGACGTACAACTCAATTTCAATTATGACAATCCCTAGACTTGGATACAAACACGTAAACTTGAGAGAGGGTTCTATTTTTTGGAACTACAAGTATGGTGAAAACAAAATGGTTGAAGACGAAGTAAAATTTTGGATTCAAACCGCAAAACGAGAATATTTCTTCACTGACGACAGAGTCATAAAATATCAATCTGAAAATGCGTAAATGCAAGAAACACTCTCTGCCACAACAGAAGATGTTTTATCTAAAAAAAGAGGAAGAAAAGCGGTTAACTTAAATTATTTTGATGTAAGAGAAGAGGAGGCGGTAAGAAATTTTCTAATCGCCGAAACATCATACGAAAAGAATAAGATTTATAACGAATTTTTAAGAGGCCCTCTTGATAAGATGATTTCATCTATTATTAGGCGATATAAATTATATCGAAAGGATATGGACTTCAATGAAATTCATACGGATACCCATTCCTTTTTAATGACCAAAGTTGACAAGTTTAAGCCTGACAAAAACAAAAAGGCTTATTCTTATTTTGGGACTATTTGCAAGAACTACTTGATGGGTCAAATCATTAAGGACCAAAAAGAAACTAATAGAAAAATATCTTACGAAGACATTTCATCTAGCCTTGAGGAAAGGGCTGACATGTCTTATAGAATAGATGATGACGTAATTGAAACTCATGTTATTATTAATGAATATCTTAAAGAGTTAAAGGAATTCATTGAATCTGAACAGTTAAATGATAATGAACGAAAATTAGGTTATGCCTTAATTGATTTGTTTGATAACTACGAAAGCATATTCTCAGGTGCGGATAATAACAAATTTAATAAAAATGTTATTCTATTATCACTACGAGAAATGACAAATTTAAGTACAAAAGAGATTCGTAGTTCTATCAAAAGATTCAAAAAATTATATACAATCATTCAGGTTAAAATGAAAAACTAATAAAAAAGTATTTATAGGTATGCCAAGACCACAGAGAAAAGAAATTAATTTTACTAAAGATTCTATATTATCGCTTATGCAAGAAATCTATAATGAGCTTGTCGAGCAAAGACAGACTGCAATTAGAATTCAAAATAAAATGTTAGCAATGTTGAAAGACCCTGCTGATATGACAACTATTGGCCCTGTAATTGAAAAACAACAAAAAATTGTTAATGATTGTGTTGAGAAAAAAATCAGTTTGTCAAAATTACAATCCAGCATTTGGGAAAAATCAAACAATAACAAAGAAGAATCATTTTCAATTGCAGATTTGGATGACGATTTAATACAGAATCTTATTGAAAAAGATGTTTCCAACGATGAGGAATCATATAAAATGAGATAAGATATGCCATTAGATTTAAATTCTACTCAACAATCGATATCAAGCAAACTTGATGCATTTAAAACCTATACAGACGTATCAAGGTCTGAAAAAGGTTTTTTAGGCAAGTTGGCAAATTCTGCATCAGAGGCAAATTCACAAATTACAAGTCAGTTAGACAAGGTAAAAGATTTACAAAAAAGATTTCAGAGAGACCCAAAAAACTCAATGGACCAACTTCTTGGGTTTTTAGGTCAAACACAGGGAAATGGGTCTGGTACTTTAACATATTTAAGAAAAAAAATATTAGAGGCCGCGGCAAAAATTGAGCCCAAGTTATCTGGCATAATGAAAGAAGAAACAATCAAAGCCCTTGGTTGTTCTGTTGAACAGACGTATAATGGTACTTCTTCCGCTAGTTTATCTATCCAACCTTTACCTTTAAGGCCTCAACAAGAAGGAATATATATTCCCGTAAATTCTATAGATTTTTTTTCAAATTTAAAACAATCGCCAGAAACAAAATTTGGTAAGGTTTATTACGAAAAACCAGAACCATCAGGTAGTCTTACATTCAAACCATTTGGAGGAAGCGTTCCTTTCCCAATGAACAAACAGTTATATAACTTAATGACCTCAGATAACGAAAATAGGTCTTTTAGTCAAATAAATGGTAAAAATTATTTAGGTAAATCAGGTCAAAATCTTTTTGATATTCAGTATTCCAAAACAAATAGTTTTGGAGTTACTGGCGATTATTATAGAATTATTTTAGTTGATAGGGAAGATGGTTCGGGAAATTTAACTAATAATGTTGGTGAATTTATATCCGATTATTATAGCACAATTAAATTGATTGATACAGTTGATATTGGAGCTCAAATTGTGAATTTAATATCAGGTGCAATAAATATACAAGCACAAGTTGGGTACGGAGCATTAGATAACCAAAGTAGATTTAGTTTAATTGCTGCAAGAATACTTGGACTTTGTTTTGACGATAGAAGAGAAATTGATGTAAGCGGAGTTGCCAAAGTTGCAGAATTGGACGGCGTTGACGATTCTTTTTTCGAATTAAATGAAATTGATTTACGAAACATTGAAGTTCAGATTTCAAACATTCAAAAAGGAATAATAGAATTTCAAGATTGTGATAATATAAAGTTACCTGTAGATTCTGAAGTTTTAGTTGATGAATTGATTGACTTTAGGGATACCGAAAGCGGTACTACGGTTGAAGAACAAGTTGCAGTTTTAGAAACAATTATTGATTCAATATCAAATAATCCTGATTGGTCTTTGAATGGTCCTAACAGTTTAAATGTTAAAGTATCAATAGATACAAACGTAATTAAAAAAATTCCTTTAGCGGTAGCCGCGGGAGTTTTAACACCTAAAAATCTATTACCACTATACACTTTATTATCTGTTGTACAATCAGGCGCAACATACACATATAATCAAGCAGTATCAAGCGCAAACACTTTTATAAATTCCGCAAACACAATAAGTACTAATGTCGGTAACGCAGGTGCAAACATTGGTAAACAGGGTAGTAATATTGTTAACGACGGAGCGGACTTTTTAAAAAAATATAAAACATTTTCAATTCAGGTAATTTCAAAAATAAATGCTGAGTTTTTAAAAGTTTTATATGAAATACTAAAAAAAGATATTATAAATTTAGTTTCTATTATTATTCAAGATGCGGTAAAATCTAAGATTCTAAAAAAATATGCCATTATTTTAAGATTAGTTCAATTAGCACTTATTATATCTCAATTAATTAATGACTATAGAAAGTGTAAAAGTCTTTTAGATAATATTTTACTATTGTTAAATTTGGTTGGTCAATTTGTTAAAAAACCAGGAAATGAAATACCTCTTCCTTTATTGGCATTGGCAAGTTTGTTACCTGGTACTTCTCCCGAAAGAACAACAACAAATGCAATTGAAGGTCTTCAAGGATTAGGAATTCCAACAGGTACCTTACCTGATGGTTCACCAAATTTGATGTTATTATATAATCTTGTTTCAAATAAAGCAATTGATAGGGAAGAAGCTGAAAATGGTAAAATTGAGGTTGTTACTTTATCAGGACCAGGATTCGGTAAAAAATTATAAAAATGAAAGACGAAAAATTTGAAGAAATTATAAATGGGATATCCAATCTAAAGGATTTACCTAATACTAAATTAGTTGAGTATTTAGACTTATTGTCGTCAGATTTTGAGTCAACAAAAGAATCGATTATAAAAGGTACTCTTTATTTAGATAAAGTAGAAGAGATGTATAACAGAATATTAAAAACATATCAAGAAAGAAATAATGGAAAATAACTCAATATTTTTTCAGTGTAGGGTATTAAATACAGAAGACCCAATGATGCTTGGTAGAATCAGGGGTGTTCGACTTATTGACAATTACGATGACATTCTTAAAGGTATTAGTGACCCTCCATGGAATGAGGAGAAAGACATTTGGACATCTAGAGACCCATTTGTTTTTAACACATTACTCCCATATTTTGTATACTCAGTTCCAAAAGTTGACGAGTTAGTACAGGTTATTTATGTAAACAAAGATTTTCAATACCAAAATCAGTACTACGTACAAAATACTTTTTCTAGTCCCACCGCAACCTTTAAAGAATTTTATTTCGGAGGAAATAAATTTACAGGTACGGGTATGCAAATTAAAAACCCAAAACCATTAAAAAATCAAGACGGTACTTTAACAGACCAATCTGTACATAAAGGTGTGTTTCCTCAACCTGGGGATAACGCTCTTATGGGTAGAGGTAGTGCTGATGTTGTGGTTAAACAAGATGAAATTTTAATTAGAGCTGGAAAATTCAAAGGAGCACAACTTCAACCAAACGTAATTCCTGTCGCCAATCAACAAAGAGGATTTCTTCAGTTATCAAAATTTCAAAGTGTATTACAAAATTTAGAACCTAAAGTTTACTACGAATTGAGGGATGATGTTTTGATGACAAAATATCTTATCGAATGGGTTATTGTTAATCCTGAAAACGCTCAAGATAAATTTACTGGTTCTGTGTATTTGTACCAACTAAAACCTGACGTAACAGTAAACTCAAAAAACATTACAGTTGATAGTGTTGTTGCGGATAATTTAAAAAAATTAGTTGCAACCGAAACATTTACGTCACTATCAAAACAAGACGTTATAAGATTTATTAATAATTTTATAAAAACGTGTAACTCTAAAAATGTTACCGAAAGTGGAATTAAATTATTTGATGACAATAACGCGTCATCTAAATTTCCAATGTATTACAGACCAAGTACGTTGATGTATTCTAAATTAAGTCCATCAACTAATATGGGTTCTTCCGCAACCGCAATAGAAGTAAAAAACATTAGTGAAATTTATAAAGGAATTAAATTAAACCCAGCACTTAAAGGAGGGTTTGGATTAATTTATTCCAAAGGTAAAGTTGGTATTCCAAGGACCCCAATTAAAAAAGTTGCCAAACAACAAAAATATGTAAATCAAGAGTCTTCATATGGTGCATTAGGAAGTGACATATTATTTTTAGTTTCTCATAATTCACAAATTCCAGGTAAAGGAAAAATTAATTTTGACGATACTTTATATGGAATTTCACCTGAAAAATTTACAAATGAATTTTTACCAAAAACATCAAGTATGGTTAGAGGTGAAGAATTAATTGAATTGATTTCACTTATTGTTAGGTTCTTAGTTACACACACTCACGCATATCCTGGATTACCACCAGTACCTGTTACACAAGATGGGACATCCGCACAAGGCATACTTACAGAACTTCAAAACGCAGCAAATAAGATTCTAAACGGAAATATCCGACTTAATTGATATTTATTGAATAAAAGATAAATGTCGATTTTAAGGTCTTACATAAATAAAAATAACACCATCATTTCTAACTCATATGTTAACACGGGAAGAAACCCTGTTATTGAGTTAAATTTTGGTGCTTCGGATTTAATAGTTCCGAATTACGGTTACACAAGATTTATCTTTGATTTGGATTTATCTTTACTGCGCCAGAATATTTCTTCGGGAGTTATTTCTACAGGTTGCACCTCAGCAATGACTCATACATTAAAAATGACTAACACATCTTCGTTTGACAATGAACTATTAAATTCATTTATGTCTAACGAAAGAAGAAGAGCAACATCATTTGATTTAATTCTTTTTAGAATTCCACAAATATCAGGAAACACAGGTGGTCCACAATATTGGGACGAAGGAGTTGGATACGATTATAATGATTTTAACATTGCACAAAACAGTGCAAATGGTGGGGCGTCTCCCTTAACATATGTTGATAGTAGAGCATATTCTACAAGACCTTCAAACTGGTATCAAACAACAACAATATCAGGTTGGTCTCAAAACGGTATCTACAACAATAAGAATGAGGGCACTGTAAACTATTCAGGGTTAACAATCGTAGCAAGACAACATTTTGAACTTGGTAACGAAGACCTTAATATGGATATGAGTAGTGAAATTAACGGTGTATTGAATGGTTCTATTACAGGTGTAACAGGATGGGGATTGGCATATCTTCCTCAGATAGAAAACATTACAGGTCTTACCGACAGTTATAGTGTGGCGTTTTTCTCAAGACAAACTCAAACATTCTATCAACCTTTTTTACTTACAGATTATAATGATTTAATTCAAGATAATAGAAACCAATTTTTAAAGAACCAAGAAAACAAATTGTTTTTATACGTTTATCAGAATGGTGATTTAGTTAATTTAGATTCCGACCCATACGTTAGAATTGAAGATAGAAATGGGGATGCTGTTAGTGGTATGTCTTCTTTGAATACTTGTTTAAGGACTAAAGGGGTTTACGAAGTTGTTGTTCCTAACGGATTTTCAAATTATCCAACGCCATGTTTATTTTATGATGTTTGGTCAGGTTTAACAATCAATGGACAATCTATTCCTAATGTAACAAATCAATTCACATTACAACCATATAGTGCGGGTATTCAAATTGGTTCAATGTCAAAAGAACCTCAAATTTATGGATTTGATTTTTACGGTATTTTACAAAACGAAAAAATATTAAACACAGATATTCGTAAAGTTGGTGTAACAATCAAACAGGCATATACAGGTCAACAACTATTATTAGATGTTTCTGGATTCTATAGAGTGTATGTTATGGAAGGAACAACAGAGGTTCTTGTTCAAGATTGGACTCCAATTAACAGAACACCAAATGAGTATTATTTTATATTTGACATGAGAGACAAAATTCCAAATCAATATTATGTCGACATTCAAGTGAATACTTCAGGAGAAAAAGATACTTATAAAAGACAATTAACATTTTCAATTGTAAATACGAAACAATCATGAGCAGAATAGTAAAGTTAACAGAAAAAGATATAACTAAGTTAGTTAATAAAGTTTTGAAGGAACAAGAACAAGAAACTGAAAACTATATGTTTTTTAGTAATCTAAAACAAATGGCAAGACAATGTCAAATGTTATTAGATATGGACCCACAAATGCTTGATGAAATCATTAAGAATGGTCACGATTGGGCGGATGACCACGTAACAGAAGCCAAAACAAATATGGACCAAGTTTTTGACTTTTTTATGAATGAAAAAAATAAAAGAGAACAATATGTTGATTACGAAGACATTAGTGAAGGAAGAAAAAAAACTGGTACCAAACTTTGTTCAAGAGGAAAAGCAGCCGCGAAATCAAAATTCAAGGTTTATCCATCCGCTTATGCTAATGGATACGCAGTCCAAGTTTGTAAAGGTAAAATGCCAGGTTTAGACGGTAAGAAACATTGTTCAGGCACCTATTGTTAATCCAAAATTTTTGCCTTAAATTTGCCATATGGAAAAGAAAGACAAGAGGACATTGGGGTATTTTACAAAAATACTATATAAATTCTATTTAAAACTTAAAGATAAATTTGACCCTTCACCAAAAATTACGGACGAAGAAAGATATTGTGTTCAAATTTGTATGAAGTTGTTGGATAATTATCTATCCAAATTGACATTTGCTCCTGTGTCCGAAAGTAGATATATTGTTAATGAAGACAAACAAATGTTTGTTGTAATTAACAACCACACAATCAACATTACAAATCATGTATATTCATACACCATTTATATTCAAGACCATTCATCGTATTCAAGACTAACTAAAAAATTTGATTCAATTCTTGAAGAGGAAAGACAAAATATTCAAGATGAAATAAGACGTAACATTAAACATTCGTTACAAACTATTTTGGACGGACTTGATTAATATGTTCTCTTAATACCTTACGTATCGTATTTGTTATTGATTCATTTTTAGGTTTGTACGATACCATTTTTGGTTTGTTGCCAGTACCCACTTTTGAGTGGGTTTTTTCTGCCTTTCTTTTTTGAGCACAAGCCGCTCTTTTCTGACTATCAGACATTTTTGATGCAACTCCCGCGGCTCTACATTTAGGATATCCTTTATCTGTTGCATTTGGTCTACCACACGGAGGATGACCACCACCTTCTTTTTTTCTACAAATATTTACCCACGGACCTTTTGGTTGTTTTGAACCTTTAGGTTTTTTCTTAGTGCCAAACCAAACCGCCAAGTCTTCTTTTAAAAGAGATTCTTTTAAGGGCTCCCCACTTATTGTTGGGTTAATCGCAGAACCTTCTTCATCGTTCTGCCCTGTATAGAATTGTTTTAAATAATCGTCAACTTTACTAATCTTTTTGGTTCTTTTTTCAATTCTTTCTCTTTCTTCAGGAGATTCAAGATAATCTCCGTCGGCTTCTTGATATGCTAACTGAGCGTTTGTGTATTTGTAAACAGGGTTTATAAAAGGACCCAATTCTTCCTCAGTCCAATCTTGTGGAGCTAAAATGATTGGAACTTTAAATTTTCCAGAACTACCTGAACTAGTTGCCTCTTTTAGTGTATTTTTTTTCATATTATTTACTATAATAAATATACAAACAGATTAGAATTATGACAGAGAAACAACCAATAGGATTACTTTTTGATAGTGTTGCTTATTACACGCCAAATGATGTGAATAGATTATGTGATGATATGAACTTAGAACAGGCTTATTACATGATGATTAAAGCGTTAGAATTTGCACACAACGCAAGAATTTTTACACTACAAGAATCAGAATTAGTTTCTAAATCTTTGAGAGTAATGAACACCCATTTTACAGAACAACCAAATGAAGAATAAAAAAGAGGTCTCACGGGACCTCTTTTATTTTATAATTTGTTTCCACAAGAAGGACAAAACTTAAAATTTCTTTTAATTTTTGTACCACACTCGGTACAATACTGTCTTATTTCTTCAACATTAATATTCTTAGTACCCAACGGAAGTATTTTAAATTTAACCGTATGAGAGGTGTGGTAGTTAAACTGCTCATAAGAATTAGTAAAGTTTTGGTTTGACTTTTCTCCCTTTTCAATTCTTCCAGTCTCAATTGATTTTTTTGATTTTAAAGACCTTATGTTTGGTCCTGTAGGTGTTGATGTTGAAGAATAAAATGAGGTTGATGTGGAGCCAACAATATTACTATTACTTGTGGTAAATGTCATGTTACCGTAATAAGGTGACCCTGTATTAATAGTTGTCCAACCAGTACCCCAATTTCCACCTGAAAGGTGAGGGTAAACCCTAACTTCTTGTTCATCATAGAACTCAACCAATACATCCCCATTTAAGTCAATTGCAGACCTATTCTCGGACGTATCTTTTACTTTGTAGGTAGAGAACTCAAACTTGTTATTTGTGTCAAGGAAACGTTCTAAAAACACTCTCTGACCAGGTCTTAATACAACACCTGAGGTTGAGATGTAATTTCCGTTTAACTTAATCTTACAGAGAACAGATTTGTGAGTTGGGTTATGAAGTTCAAATTCAAAATTGTCTTTATCAGTTAGAAAGACATTGTGGCCGTTGTAGACCTTAAGACGTGACTTTTTCTTTGTGATGTGCGCAGTCGGTTTGCCCACTTGTGTTGTGTAATACATTTGTTTTAGTTTTAACAATAGTTTTATGACTATGTTACCAATACCTTTGTATCCGTGAATACTCTACAGTCGTTAAAACTGGGGACTGATAAACTTAAATCTATTTATAATTATAATTTAATTTGGAAAATTGAAAATAATTTCCTTATCTTTGTTCTATGAAAAAAATATTATTTGTTTTTTTGTTATTAATTTCATCAGTTTCTTTTGGACAAAAGAAAACTGAGGGTAGTCCTTTGGTTAAATACCTTTCAGAAAAAATTAATCAAGACATAACTTTTGTTGTGTGGGAAGAAAAAATGGACTCATTTAGAGTCCATGAAATAACTTATTATGACTTTAAAAAAGAAAATTACATTACTTTAGGCGAATCAGAAATAAAATTAATGTATCCTGAATTATTAAATTGGTTTACAATTAAAAAAAATCTTCCACGACGTAGAACCAACAGGGCAAACATTAATAACCTTAATACTATCAAGACCGTCGACTTTGGGAATCGGCCCTAAGTTTTTAACAATATTACCGCCAATTTCGGATGTCACAATTCCCCAAGGAAAATCTGGTCCCAATTTTTTAAAAAGTTTACCTTTTCGACCGTCATCATCAAACTCACTAAACGCTTTCATATAATTTTCATTACCTAAAGGTGGAAATCTAAAAGTATTTTTGAAACTATCCTCTAGTTTCCAATCTTTCATTGCTGGTAATGCTGCGGACAATCTTGGGTCATCCATACTTATTCTTTCATAAGTTGTGTCCCCGTATTGAGATGGTAATGGTCCTCCTCCATATTTTGCCATTAATGCGGTTCCTAAAAATATTCTATACTCATCTGAAGAATCTCCTCTAAACATGGCGTCTCCATATGTTTTTCCATTATACTCAAAGTATATTATGTCAGGTTGATAATAAGTTTCATATGAAATGAAAACATTACCCTCACCAGCACCTAATGTCTTATCATAAATTTTCGTATAATCATTTTTAGGTAGTAGGTATCCCCCTCCAGCATTTAACGGAGTCGTATTACAGAGTAATTTTGTTTTTGTACTTGTTGTAGTTTTAGTACCCTGTCCAACTATATCAAAATCTACAAATTGTTCTTTAGAATACGCTTCAGCATATTTTTGTTTAAATTCTTCTGATTTGGCTCTATTATATGGCGTTTGACCAATCTTAACTTCTTTTACGTCCTTAGGGGCATTAATAACTAATGTCCCACTTTTAATCAAATCAGGGAATAACTCCTCAAAATAATTTTTTATACTGTTAGCTCTAGCTAAAGCTAAACTACCTTTTTCTTCAAAACCTTTTGGGTTTGTTACTAGTGATTCTCCCGCACTAATATTAACTGTAAATTTTGAAGAATCTGAATCTTTAATAAAATTTTCAATTTGAGGCTTTAAGTCGGATAATGATTTTTTTACAGCGTCTGATTCATATTTACCAAACCCAAACTTATCACCTAATTTTGTTGTTGGGAAATTTTTATTTTCAGTTTTAGTTTCGGTACCAACAACAACAGATGTTTGTTCTGACAAATATAAATTTTTTGTTGCAGACTCGTGTAAATTAAGAATTCTTAATCTTTCACTTTCAACTATATTCCAATTTTGTTTAATCATATTAATAAATATCATATAATAAAAAAAAGGGTCCCATTGGGACCCTTTTTAATATTGGTTAGACCATAGATTATCTCAATTCTCTCAAGTCAAATGTTCTAACACCATCAACTGTGATTCTTCCGTAGAATCTGTTGTTCACCATTTTCTTAGCGTATCTAGTCATGATACCTTTGATTGGTGTAAAGTTGAATGGGTTGTACATTGTTGGAGTTAATTGTAGAGGTACGTATGGTGCGTAGATGTAACCTGTGTCAAGTAAAGATGTACCTTTGTGACCCATTAACACTTGGTTAGGTGGGAAGTAAGGGTCTCTATACACTTGGTAACGACCTGCTAATGTACCAACTCTCTCAATACCCATGTTGTATTGGTCTTGCTCAGGAGCTGCGTTTGATACGTGGAAATATTCCAAGTCATCAAAAATTGCACTGATTTCAGAAGATACAACAATCCAGTTAGCTCCACCTCTCAAGGTAGATTTGTGGATTTGAGCTGAAATTTGGTTAATCGCTGTGATAAGCGTTTGGTTCCAGTCTTTCTGAGTATAAGGTACTGCAGAAGAACCTAATCTCTTCCAACCGTTGTAATCCCATCTTAAGTTCCAAGCCGCACCTTTTCTAAGGTCTCTCAAGATTTCTCTATCGATTTCAGCCGCAACTTGCTCAGATAATAAAGCTGTTAATTCAGCTTCAGCATCGATGTTGTGGAATGCCGCAACGTCTTGTGCCATTTCTGGAGACCATTGTGCTCTTAATTTTCTTTCAGTTACAGAAACTGTTACTGACATAAGGTCGAAAGAAACCTCACCGATTCTATCTTCGAATTCTAAGTTCTTATAGATTCTATAAGTTGCTGTGAATGCGTTTGATGTATCAACTGTTGATACGAATGTAGAACCTGTGTAACCGTCTAATGAACCACCACAAGTGATACATACTGGTACCTGTAAATCAACTTCTAAATAGATTTTTCCTTCAGCATCACATAAGTTGTCATATTGACCACCATCAGTTTTACTGTTAGGGAATACTAACGTAGCGTTGTTGTTACCGTACTGTACAATACCTTTACCATATCTTTGAGTTACAACTCTGAATAAATAAGGGTTAGTTGTGTTAGCAGAAGTTGTTGTGTTTCCAGAAACACCATAGATTGTCAAATCAGATAAGAAAGCTTCGTTATCCATTGGTTGACCATCAGGACCGATTAATTTACCTGCTCCATCAGATGCGAAACCTGACATAACTACTAATACTTTTCTGTAATCAGATTGAGTATAAGCAGAAGGAACTAAATTATCAGCTAACCAAGCAACTGTAGTTACAGGAGCTGTGATTGCAGAAAACTGTCCTTTTGAATAGTCGAATAAACCTGGTGGGTCTAACGCTGGTTCGTTACCTTCATAGAATCTATCGTAAAGGTCTTTTGTGTTGTTATAGTCATAACCTGAGTTTGGAGTTTGGTTAGCAGCTGCGTTTGGTGAACCGTAAGGTGCCCAGTGCTGATTTTGTGCATTCTCATAAGACTGAATGTTAGGTACGAAGTAGAATAATTTACCGATTGGTAAGTTCATAGCTTGTACTGAAACGATATCGTTTGCTAATAATTTAGAGAAAACTCTTCTAACGATAGGGAAAACAACTGTTTCAAATGCACCTGTATCAGATGTAGATGATGCTTCGTTAATTAAGTGTGAAGCTTGGTTTTCGTAAAGTTGAGCTACGTTCTCTCTCATGTGACCTTTAAGACCCTCTAAGAATCCTAATTTGTCCCATTTGTTGATTGTATCTTCTTTGATAACTTTAAGGTGCTTAAGACCGATGTTACCAACAAGACCTGATTCTAATAATGCTCCCATTTTAGTATTTGTTTGTTTTAATTTATTTTTTATTACCCAATTTTACTCATTAAATCCTTCATTCTCATGAACTGAGGATTTTCGTAAGTTTTTGATTCAATTAAGGTAGTTGATGAACCTGTTGAAACATTTCTATTTAATTTTGTTTCAACTGATTCGTTAATTGGTGTTGATTCAGTTTTAGATAATTCATCTTTAATTGACTTGTAAAGATTTTTTGATTCTTTCAAAGTTTCTACATTATCAAATCTTCTAAGAATATTTATTTTTTCTTTTTTAGTAGTCGAATGTTCTGTGAATAATCTAGTTGCATATGCTAAGTTTGAGTTGAAGATTGCAACTTCGTTAAGCTTTTCTCTGAAAATATTTAACGCTTTTCTGTATTCTTCATTCTTTTCTCTCAACATATTAACTTCTTCTTGAGTAGATTCTACTTTAACACCACTTTTACCATAAACATAGTTTCTGTTATTTGTGATGCCTTTTCTTAGACCTCTACCTTCTTTTGAACCCATGCCATAAGTTCTAGCAGCTTCTTTGGTTTCTCTTTTTTCAAAACCTGCGTCATCTCTACGAGCTTTAGTCGTTTTAAGGTTTTTTGGAGCAATTTTACCGTGCTTCATTGATAACCTTTCATCTTCCTTGTCTTTGTATCCTTGACCTTCTTTTGTTTCTGCTTTAACAACTTTTGACTTGCCTTCCATATTTGCGCCTTTCTTGTATTCGAATTTTGCTTTACCAGTACCTACTGATTTAGGACCTTCTTTTTTGTCCTCTTTAAATCCACCTGCAGCTTTATCTTTGTAAGTGAATTTAGGTCCTGAGCCAATTCCAACACCTTTAGGTTTTACTGTCGATTTACCTTCTCTAACAGCTCTTCTATGGTTGTAAGATTCGTCCAAATCTTCTTCGTCGTCTTCTTCCATCATGTCTTCATCTTCTGATTCCATCATGTCTTCATCATCTGATTCCATCATGTCTTCGTCTTCTGATTCCATCATGTCGTCTTCATCTTCTTCTTCCATCATGTCCTCATCATCTGATTCCATCATGTCGTCTTCTGAATCAAACTCGATTTCATACATAACTTCTTCGTCTTGGTCAACGTCGATATCTTCAACGTCTCCGTCTTTTGAGAAAATTGCGTTGATTACATCTTCAGTATCAACATCCATTTCATCGATTTCATCTATCATAGTTTCATCCATTTCTTCCTCAGACTCACCAAGCTTAACTAAATATTCTGCATCAGCGTCGTTGTCAGTTAAGTGAATATCTTCACCATCTTTTTTAACGATGATTCCGTCTTCTTCACCCATAGCCTTAAACACCTTAAGAATTTCTTCGTCAGAAGCGTCAGTCAAATCTATTGGACTTTCTTCAGAATCCATATCCATGTCCATGTCAAATTCCATGTCCATTTCCATATCATCCTCATTATCAGTATCCATGTCAACGTCTTCGTCGTCCATGTCTACATCTAATTCAACCTCATCTTCCATATCTTGTTCTGATAGAGATTCTTTTACTAACTGATTGATTTCTTCCTTCATAGTTGAAGCAAGTATTCCTTTTGCATTCTCGGCGATAGCCTCCTCAACATTTTTCATTTGAATGAGCGCCTCTTGTACTAAGTTTTTATTTTCTTGCATGAAAAAATTATTTAATTTATCATATAAATAGTGTCAAAATGAAAAAAAATTCATTTTGATTATACCACTACGTAAGATTTATTTGATTGTTGTACTGATTTAACTAATTGATATCCTTGTGAATCCAACCAAGATGTGAGTGAATCAAAATTGGTTTCCCAAACTATGCATATTATTGGGGTACCTAATGCATCCAATGCGGTAACCTGATAAGAATTTGTTCCAACAACATTATAGTGAATTGTAGCTTGAGGAATCAATTGTATTGAGTTAATACTTAAACCAGTACCTTCACAATACGCCAAACAAGATGACCAAGTATTGGCAGAAATAACATGTTGTTGTTGAGATGGGGTAGTCCCTAATATTGCTAAGAAATTCATATATTTTTTTTATATAAATATCCCCCAAACAAAAAAAGTGGTCATTAAGACCACTTTTAAATTAATTAACGTTTAAGTCAATTATTCAATAACTTCATCGATTTTACTTTCAGACACCGCAGTGATTCTCCAATCATGTGTGAACCCCTCGTATTTTTTTGTTACTTTCGCTTCAACGTCTGTAACTGAAAAACCTTTTACAAGTTTTTCTTCTCTGATTTTTTTAATCTTTCCTGAATTTTCATCAGGGAAATCGTACTGAATTTTTGCTACAAAATATTTTTCTTCCATAATTTTATTTTCCTAAAAAATCGTTCAATTTTTTCATTAAGTCAACTGATTTTTCAACATAATCATTTCCTTGTTTTGTTTTTATTTCTTCGTCTAAATTTTCCTCATACTTATTTCTGTCATCAGGATTTGAAAACAAATAAGCTCCTGGTGTAGATGGTGACGAAACTAAGTCAAAACATATAAGTTCAAAATCATCTTGAACTTCATTTCTTTCTCCAACTTTTTTAAGTGAACCAACCCCTCTTGATGATACTCCCATAGTAACACCTTGTCTCATTAAATTTGCTGCAATGTCTCCTTTTGTTGAAACAATTCCTCTTTCATGAAACCCTGGAGAAGTTAATAATTTTAACTTACCCATTAAGATATTTTTGTCCCACCAAATATCTGTGATAATGTGAGACACTCTATCTAAGTCAATAAGTGATGATTCAGGGTGATTTAATTCTGAAGTTGATAATCCTTTAGCAATGGATTGTTTATATCTTTCGGCTTCTCTTTTTAATATTCTTTCAGGATAAGTTCTACCGTTTCTATTTGGTGTATCGTATTTCTGAAGTACCGCGTAAAATTCGAAAGGATTTCTATAATCAAGATTTGTTGCTTCTTTTAATACCTCGATGTTACGAACATCGGTTGGGGAAACAAATCCAGCATCCATTTCAATCAATATACCATGACCAATCTCGCTGGCCTCTAAAATTCTTAAATTTTTCATCTAATCTTTTAAGATAAATATACCGTTTTGAATAGTTTATTGAGTAACTTCTTTTTTTGAGTTTGAAAATTCAAAGTATTTGTTTTGTATTACGTTATTTTTGTATACCGATTTTACTATAGTTTTTACTGAATCTTTAATTTCATTACATTTAAAATCCATTTCACATAAGGTATATAAGTTAATTTCTAAATTAAAAAAAGATTTTTTTCCTTTTGATATTCCACTTGTCCTTAGGTCTAAATCAACAATACTTTTTTCTTTAAATAGTTTTGGGTTTATGGATTCGAAAACAGAATGTTTTATTTCTCTTCCTAAGTTTGAAACAACTCTGTTCCAATTATCGTAGTCATCTTTTGGTGTTACCCACGATTGAATGTTAATGTATACCGATTTTAAATTTTTAGAATCAACAGTTCCATACACAGACTTAATGGGATTGAATAGGTTAAGCTTTACACTTTTTCCTTTTTTCATTAATGTTCATATTATATACGTTTATTTTGTTAATCAAAAAATACGACATATATACCTAATTGTCAAAATTTTTTTTAAATCGGAGATATTTCTAGAATATGTTAATAGTAAAAATCAACCAAGGGGAAAATCTTGAGAGAGCTCTTAAGACCCTAAAATCAAAAGTAATCAAAACAAAACAAACTCAAAAGTTGTTTGAGAAAAAAGAGTATACAAAAAAATCTGTACTTAGAAGAGCACAGATTTTAAAGGCAAAATACATACAACGCAAAAATTCAGAATTAAATTGATTCTTCTAAATTCTTTAATTTTAAAAAGTTAAGTTGGTCAAACTTCTCGAGTTTAACTTTGTCTATAGTTTCAGAAATTCTTGTTTTCATTTCTTCAGCTTCTTCTTTTTCTAAAATATTATTTAATTTAGAAATTGCACTTTCACGAATAGTTTCAAATTTAGTTTCTAAAACTTTTGTATCTTCAGACACTAATTGAAAAAATTCTTTTTTAGAGTTTTCATCTAATGTTTCTATATAATTTCTAATGGTTTGGTTTGCAACCGTAACCATAGAACTTATTGGAATATTCACACTTTCCTTAATTGATTCTTTATTAGATGTTAGAATTTTAATTAGGTTCTTTTTAGCATTAACCCTTTCAACTAAATTAATTCTTTGGCTATAAACTAAAGTATCAATATCCGAATAATTATTTTCAGTTTTTTCAGAAACGTTTGACGGAAGTTTTACTGTTGGTAACACTTTGTTTAAAATATTGATTCCCTCTTCAATAAAATATTTAGCGTCCTGTTCACTTAAACCTTGTGGAGTACTTAACTGGTCGTATATAGTATACGCCTTAGACATAGATTTATTACTCAAAACATTGTGTTTGAATTCTCTCAATGTCTTCTTGAATTCCTTTTCATTTTTGTAGGACTCCAAAAGATTTTTTTCAATAAGGGATTTTACGGCTCCAAAGGTCATTTTGTTCTTTTTCAAATAAATATTATGAATTTAATAACTTATCCAATTCTTTTGAAATTTCTCCTAAAGAATCTTGTCCGTGACCTAAATTTATCATTTCCGCCCCCTCAATTAGATTATTTTCAACCAAAATATTAAGGTCTTTCATTTTTGATTCTGGTGTTACTTCTCCTCCTGCTGGTGGAGCTTCAGCTGGTGGGGCTTCAGGTAATGGAGGTTCTCCTCCTGATAAATCACCTCCACCAAATGATGGTGGTGGTGCCAATTCTTCACCTCCATCAGGAGTTGTTGCCGCTCCTGCACTTGGTGTTGCACCTGTTGCACTTCCATAAAGTTTATCAATATTATCAAATAAACCTGTCTTGGTAATAACAGTAGGTGTTGCCTTAAGTTCTTCCCCAACCGCTCTTTCAATTCTTTGTTGTTGTAAGTCAAGACGAACTTCTTCATCAGACCAACCAAAGATATGTTTCTTAGCCCATGTAGATGAAGTTGCCTGAATACCGTTTCCTGGGTCAGCAACCAAATCTTTGTATAACAATACCTTTTCTTTCCAAACATCAATTTTTAATAAATCCGCTTGAGTTGATGGATTTGTTAATCCTATTGTAAAGTTTGATAATTCATCTTCAAATCCTAATAAAAATAAGTGAACGATTGCAATTTTGTTCAACTCTGCTAACATACTCTTTTGGATTCTGTTGATTGTACGAGCGAATCTAATGTCTTGTAGTGCCAAGTTTTTACCATCACCAACAACTTCCTCAAATCCTAAGAATGCCTTAGGTACACGAAGAGCAGTTAATAGTTTCTTTTGGATATATTCAATATCTGCAATTTCAGATAGGTTAGTTGCACCAGGTAATGTTGTAATTGGGTCTGGTGCTGCTGGGTCACGTACAGGGATGAAGTAATCTTGGTCAACCGCCATTTGGTTGAATCTCATATCTACATTACCTGTCTTACTATCTACAATTTGCTCTCTTTTAAATTTGTTGGCAACACGTTGTACATATGCTTCAACATCATCGTCATTCATATTTCCAACAAATACCTTGAACATTCTTCTTTCAGGTGCTCTTGATGTACGATAAATCAACATCGCGTCTTCCGATAATAAAAGTTGTTTCCAAATTCTTCTTGCTTTTTCCAACATAGAAGTACCATAAGGAAGTTTTCTATCATCACCCAATAATCTAAAGTGAGCAATTTCCCATGATTGGAATTCCATGTTTTTGTTCTTCCAAGTGAAATGTAGAGCCTTTCTATCCTTATCAACTTCTTGTTTTACGTCCGTTGCAATTTTACCACTTGCACCTACCTCATGTCTTTCAATTTCAATTGTAGGTAATTGTTGTACTCCAACAATTCCTTTTTCAGGGTCTAATTTTAAATAAACAAAGTTATCACCGTACTTACAAGTGTTTCTAGTCCACATTGGTAAGTTAGTGTTGATGTCTAAGGCGTTGTTAAATAAGTCGGCCAACACACCTTTAATTCTTTTTGATTCTGAATATATCTGTAAGATGAATCCATCTTCATTAGTGGTTGTTGATTCCTCAGCGTAGATATCTAATGCGGCAGAAATCTCAGGA